AATTTCCTTGCTACCGCTTAATATTAACTCCGTCAACGCTTGTATTGCTTGTTTCTTCTTCTTTGAGCAAGTCAAGTATGTTTTCAAGCCCGAATACCTCCCTTAATTTTTCGACCTGCTCAATCGTGGGGTTTTGTTTCCCACTTTTGATTTTCGACCATGTGGAATCCGACACCCCGATTTTTTCGGCAATAAACGAACCTTTTAAACCGCTTTGCTTTTCCCACATAATTAAACCTAACCGCATTTCGCACCTCCTTTTTATGAAATTGTCAAATAACTACGATTTTATTATACGCTCATATAGTTTATTTTCAATCAATTAGTTTACTGAAAAATAAAAAAAATTTTCTTTTTGTGACATTCTATGTTACGATTATTTGCGGGTGGTGATTATTTTTGATAGACAAACAAAAAATCGGAAAACAATTAAAGGAACTCCGATTATCTCGGGGTTGGCGACAAATAGAAGTCGCCGACAAAATCGGTATGTCACGGTCTGCGATTTCTAATATTGAGGCGGGAAAACGTGCGCTCACGTTATCGACGTTAAATAAATTCTGCGGGCATGACCCACAAAAACGGGAAATGGACACGTCAAACGGTCGGTTATGTGCTTTCAAACGAAACGTACATCGGGCATATTAAACACAAAGACAAATTTTATAAAGGAATCCATGAACCGATTATAGACATTGAAACATTTAATAAAGTGCAAGAAATCAAAAAGCAACGGGAAACGGAATACAAACGGCATAACCGCCGTGCGTGGCAAATAACGTCTTATTTGGGCGGTTATTTGGTTTGCGGTTGTTGTTCTGCGAAAATGTCACGAATAAAGCGTATAAAGCATTTAAAAGACGGTACAACGCATTATTATTACTATATTTGTAATTCCCGCTCCAAAAAGACACCGACGTTGATTAAAGACCCGAATTGTAAAAATAAGATTTGGAAAATGAACGAATTAGACGACATTGTGTTTAATGAGATAAAAAAATTGTCGCTTGACCCTAACTACATTGCGGAAATTCAAGAACAAAAGGTTGATAATGAAAAGCCCGCAATCATAAAGCAGGAAATCGGCAAACTTGACGGTCAAATTTCTAAACTTATGGATTTATTCGCCGTTAATGCTTTACCGTTTGACGTTCTGCAAACTAAAATTAACGACCTAAACGACAAAAAGGTAAAATTAGAATCCGAACTCGACGAAATTTTAGAGGAAAACAAAAAGTCACTATCGAAAGAACAAACTCTCGAAATAGTGACCTCTTTTGAAACTGTTTTACAAACGGGCGACCTTGACGAAATACGTTTAATGATTGGTTCGTTAATTGATAAAATAGAGGTAAACAACGATGAAATCGCTATTTTTTGGGCTTTTTAATACGTTTGTCGTTTGGTTTACCTTTTGAATGGTCGGGTTTAGCAGGTTATCTTTTAGGGGCTACTAACCGACCCAATAACGTTAATGCTAAATACCATATTTCCCGTTGTGCCGTTGCGAACCATTGTAACCGAACAACGGGAATTTGCCGTATCATCGTAAGCCGTGGAAATCCAACCGACCGACCCGCCCGCATAATTTAAGGTTGCCGTTATAATTGCGTCGGCGATTGCAAACGGATAATTTACACGGTAATTAGCGTACTTTAACCCCGTTGCCATGTAATCGTTCCATGTGAGGGTTGCGGAATCCACGGTAACGTTTGTATGCAATTCTACACGACCGCTTGCGTACTTTCGGTAAACCCAAACCCCGCTTGTTCCTTGCTCTATGATGTAATCCGTTAAAAGGTTGTTGTTAATGTAAACATTCTGCGCAACTTCTAACGATTTGTCGTGAGCGGGAAAACAGTTAATACCGACACTCGATTTGAGGCGATCAAAAAATATAATCGGCATACCACGGGATATAAAAGCCGTGTAAGACGATGTACCGCCGAACGAATCCGTAACGGTAATAACAACCGTCCACGAATAGTTATTATCAAGCGTAACAACCGATGTGACGTTATCTTGTAACGTTCCCGATACCGTCGGGGTTGCGTCGCCGTCCTTTGTTGCGCTATAAGTAATCGTAATTTGATTATTCCCGTTTATTCTTGCGAAATCTGCGTCGGCTTTTAAGTCGCTTTCGGAATAAAAGTTATTGTGACGTTGCAACGTAATTATTGCCGTTGGAATAAACCACGCAAGCATATTTATTGTAATTGTCTTTGTTCCCGTTAATCCTCGGGAATCCGTAACGGTAAATACCGCCTCGACGTTTTGCCCCGAATCAATGGTTGCATTGCCACCCGTCGCCCTGTCGCCGTTCAATGTGAGGTTGTACGACGTGCCGTTTACGGCAACGCTACACCCCGTTATTGTGGCGGATTTGTTCGCCGTTAATCCACTTGCGGTATATGCGACGATAGAGTGATTTTGCACAATATCTTGATTATTTCCCGTAATCGCTACAACGCTTGCTTTCGTGTCTGCGTAACTTGCGGTCGAAATCGTGGGCGCACAAACCGTCGGATTAACTTTAAACGTACCGCCCGTGGTCGTTGTGTTATTTGTGCCGTATGTAACCTTAACTTTATACGTTCCCGTCTGTGCGTTCGGAATCGACGCATACAAACCGTTTTGTACGTCCTGCGAATCAAACCCCGTAACCGATGTATTATTCGTTGTTACGGTTGCAACTACACTATCGTTTGCGCCAAAAAGGGAAACGGTAACGTTGCGGGAAAGCGGATTAAACAACCCGATTGTCAATTTTTCACCGATTGTAAAATTTGGTGTACTGTTTGCATACGGGAAAGCATACGTTTTAACGGTTATTGTTGCGGAATCGGTCGTTAATTGCGAATCCCTGCGCCGTACCCTCGTTTTAACGTAATACGTCGAATTGGCATAAAGCCCGCTTATGGTATATTGACCGTTCGTTCCGTCGGCAACGTCGATACCATGCCATGTTGACCCGTTATTGGTCGAATACCATATATAATCTATCGTTGCGTCGGAAACCCATTTAACCGTTAATGTATTCTCGGTTTTGGCAACAATCGTTTGGTTGACGGTCGCATACCTCGGAATATTGGTTAATGCCATTGTGCCGTTGCCCGTAATCGTGCCTAATTGAACCCCGCCCCATGTAATATCAAGTTTGATTTGAGCGGAAATAGCGATTGTTTTTGTTCCGTCTGTATTATGCGGTATAACCTGCGTTGTTGATATAAGCGTTTTATCACCGCTACCGCCTATTGTACCGCTCCAATTATAAACCGTGCCGTTAATCGTACATGAGGCGGTTTTTGTTGCGCTTGAAACGATGTTATACGGTCGCTTTAAAACTAAACTAATTGCAACGGTTGACGTATTATTAACCGTGCTTGTGCTTGTTTCCGTGACCGTTAAAATACCATACGGTCGGTTTGCCGTCGTGCTACCAATTATAATACTTGCCATTTAAGCCCCTCCCGTATATGCCGAAACTAAACCGATACCCTCGTTAATTACGGTATTTCCGCTTGTAATTTGTATCGGGATAAACCGCATTTGATTACAAAGCGTTATTTCTTCCTCAATAACGGATTTTTTCATGTGGAACTCGTCGCCGTTGACCCAATAAATCTTTTGACCGTTGCGGTCATAACCTGCGAATCCAACCTCATTATTGATTAAAACGTACGACCCGTTTAAACCGTACATTTTTAACCCGTCTTTATCCATTTGACCGACAAGGTTATTAGAATTGTCGTATAACTCAAATATACCGCTTGCGTTTAAATGTGAGCCTAATTTAAGCGTTCCGCCTTTTATCATGTCGGCAACAAGGTTTATAACGTTTATTGCCTGCATATTTAACGTGCCGTCTATCGTCCATGCGCTCGTAAATGTGCCGTTAATTCCCGTATTTGAAAAGCCGATACCGCCGTTATTAAACCGAATAACATTTGTTGCGGTTTCTTTCGGCAATTTATCCACAATTAAAATTTGGTCGCCGTTGTAAATGACATAAGAATTGCCCATTGTGCCTATAATGCTACTTGTGGCTTTCTGCAATTCCTCCGACATTTTCGCCGTTGCGGTTTCGATCGCCTCGTTTGTGGATTTATCCACGGTCGCCGTAATATTCGATACAAGGTTAGACAAATTGTTTGTGAAATTGCCAAACTCGACCTCTACATAGCGACCTAAAATGCAATCGTAATCGAACGAAATAATATTTGTCATTAAATCAATACCTAACCGCTCGTCGATTACTTCTATTGTGTCTCCTATGTCCGTTACCTTTTCGATATTTGCCCGCATTTTGTAATTAACCTGCGGTTTGCAATTTATGTCGATGTAATTTGTTGCTTGCAATAATAAATCATTTATTAAAGCCTGCTTATAGGCGGTTTCGTTTAACTCGCCCTCGTCGTTCTTGTAATCGTCCTCTTTTATGTGGTTTTGGTCGAACGTTACCGTTTTTGTGTATGGGATTGTGTATTGAATTTCGCTTACAATATAAACGCTTGCGGTCGGGTCAAGCGCATTTAAAAGCAACCCGTCTTTTCCGACGGGCAACAATTTTGTTACGACATTATCCCAATTTTCCTCGCAAGTGATTTCACGCAAATTTTTTCGATACCGAACCGTTACCCCGTTATCGAATCCAATGTTGGTACGGATTGCGATATTAAAGTTGTCACGCACTAAATGACCGCCCCAACGATCTAAAACGGTTTGTATAGCCTCGTTAAGCGACTTTCTAACGCAACGAAACGAATTAGCCGTTGCAACGTCCGAAATCGTCGTAAATGGGCTTTGTGGCTCGGTTGCGTTGTTTAAATGGTCTAATGCGTCGTTGCAATTCTTGTCAACTACATAGGAATCCTCGATTAAATAATTCTCGGTATCATAATAAACGTGCCACGCTTTGACCGTGATTTTTGACCGTGTTTTTTCCGGGTTGGAAATTCTGAACGCTTGATCTCCTTGTGGAGTATTTGCAACAACAATATTACCCTCAACTATATAATCAACATATTCTATCCCGGTTTCAAGGTTTAAATAGTAGTCGCCGTTATCCGCTTTATGCACTTTTGCTTTTAATGGGTGCAAAACTACATCACCGTTTGTTGTAAATAATTTGTCGGTTGACGAAAACAAACGTATCATGCTATCGCTCCTATCCGATTGTTAATGAGAAAGTATAGGTTTTTCCCACTCCGATTACAACGGGCGATATTACGTCACGGGCTACCATGTAATATTTATTATCGCCCCATGCCGCACCGTCCCAATAAACATAAAATGCAACTTCCTTTACGGTAATTGGCGCATTGGTATTGTTTTTAACAGTAAGCGTACCCGATACAATAAAATTATTATCATACGGTAACGTTGTCGTATCTCTATTTGCAACCGTGCTTGAAATAACGGTTAAATCTTCTATTTCTTCCTCTATGCAATAATCGTCGATTGTCGGGGCATTATTTCCCGAACCTAAAACAATTTTTGCTTTTGCGTCGCTAAAAAGTCGCCTTGCATATTCGCTAAGCCCTATTGTTGTTGTTGTGCCGTCAAGGTGTTTTATAGTGCCTTGTTTGCTTACATTCGTTGGAAATAATAATGTTTTGCCGTTTTTGTTTAACATGGTTTCCCTCCTATTCTGTAACCTCTGTAACCGTTACCGTGGTTGATACCTCGTTGTCATTTCCTGCGCTTGCGATCGCCTCGGTTATTAACTCACCGCCCGCCTCCATTTTGTAAATTTTAAATTGCGTCGGGGTTGCGTTTCCGTCGTTTGAGTTTGCGTCTAACGTTTGCCCCTTTTTCAAGTAAAACGCAAGCGGTAATTGGCTTTCTCCGCTACCTGCGATTTTGCAATTATAAATTATTTTGTTATCAACCTTAATTTCGATTAAGCCCGCACCCGTCGAATAAATCCTTGCGACAACGTAACAATCCTCGGTTGCCGTGTACGGCAAATTATTTTTAACCGAAATTGAAATATAGCAAGTATCTATATAGTTGCTTGCATAATCGACAAAAGGCGACCGACCGTTAGAAACCGTGAAAGTGTCCGTTGTTCCGTCTGTATAAGTAATTGTGTAAGTATCAACCGAACCCGATTTACCCGTCAATTCGATTGAAACAATACCTTTACCTTTTGCTACACGGAAAGTCTGCGTTGTTCCGTCCGTTAATGTAATCGTGTATTCATCGTAAGTTGAAGCTGACGTTGTCAACTCGATTGATACAATGCTATTGCCTGCTTCGCCTTTAAGCATGATTAGCTTAACCTTGCCTATGTTTGTTGTGTTTCTTACGTCCATTTTGCACCTCCTTAATTTGTTACGTCGTTTTCAATCGTCAAAACTCCCTTTAAAACTGTGAAAATATCGGAATTGACCCCTATTTCAAAATCATAATAATATTTACCGGGAACAACTCCCTCGGTATCGGTGGGAGCTACACGAACGACATATTGACCCGTTGCCACTTTGGAAATACCAACGTTTAAATCCTTTTGAAAAACGGCTTGCTCTTCATCATAGCTTGATTTACAAGTAAAATAAGCACTCTCTAAATCCTGCGTGAATAATTCGCCGTTTTCGTCCTCTAATTCAACCCCGAATGTTAAAGTATCGCCCCGAACCATTGATAAATTACAATCCATTGTCGCACCTCCTAAATCCAACGTGAATAATTGCTTATAACAATTTGGAAAACGTCGCCACTCCACGAAATAGTATTACGTCCTGCTTTCAATACAAGGTTTTCATAATCGCCAATAACAAGCCTATTTTTAAGAATATCACCCTTGAAAGCCTCCATTTGGGCGGAATCTATCGTTATATATTCGTCGTCGCCTAACGCAATTTGTAAGATTTCTTGCCCGTTTAGGCTTAACGTAATATTTCCGCTACCGTAAATTATAATTGCGGGCTTTGCCGTCGTATTTCCCGTATTGGTTACGGTTATTTCGGTTATATCATCGGTTGAAACATACAACGGCTTTTCAACGCTCGAATATTTAAACGGTTGAACGTGAAATGTTACCTTTGCCGTTCTAAATCTTATTAACCGCTCGTAATCTATTTGTTTAACGATTGTGTAATAATAAAATTTGTCATGCTCATTAGAGAAAATGACCGTTCCCGACCCGTTAAAATAGGCTACTACATCGTCAATGTTGAAATCTCCGTATAAACCGATCGTTACCTCTTTGTCATACGACGCATAGCCCAACGGGGTTACAATGTCGCCGTCCTTGCCGTCTATTTCTTCGGTTTGCGTTCTCATTAACGGTTTAGAAATAGAGGGCAAGGATTGAATTAAAAGCCCGTTTATTGTTGTGCTTTTTATGCCGTTTAAAATAACGTAATTCATCTTGCCCTCTCCTTGAATAAATTAACCTTGTAACTGTCTTATCAACAAAAGCCCCGGCTACTTCATCATCAAGCTCAATTTTCATGCTGCTTAACGCTTCTTTGAAAGCTGAAACCATTTTATTATACGAATAATCATAATTTGAACCGTTTGTACCGTTTATTTGTGTATTAACATCAAAATTTGTCGGTATAGAATCTTGCATTTCTTTTGTAACGGTTTTCATTTCGTCCTCGAACCCCTCGCCAATACCTAAAGCAAGGTTTTTTCCGACTTTATCTCGCATAAGGGTTGACGGTGATTTGATACCGAAAAAGTCTTTGATACCGTCCATTACACGGCTACCAAATCCTTTTATTTTATCCATTATCCAACCGACCGTATCATTGATACCCTCCCATAAGCCTTTTACTAAATCGACACCTATTTTAACAATATCTTTCGGCAGCTCTGCGAACTTTTCTAACACTTTTAAGCCGACAACCGCAACTTGTTTAATCAAGTATGCCGTGGTTTTAACAATACCTGCCGTAAGCTCAACAAGAATATCTACACCCATTGCAAGGATTTTAGGTAAATTTTTTGCAAGTGTCTTTACAATAGCCGAAATAATGGTCGGTAACATTTCGATAAGCTGCGGAATTGCCTTTGTGATACCCTCTATTAAAGCGACAAGTATATCAATACCCGTTTCGATAACAAGCCCGATATTGTCCAATAAAACATCAACAACCGTATCAATAATCGTGGGTAACATTTCGATTAAATCGGGAATAACGGCTAAAATACCGTCAATTAACGAATTTAATATTTTAATTCCCGTTTCTATGATCTTCGGTAACTGATTAACAAGGGTTGTTACCACTTGAACAATGAGGGGCGGTAACATTTGCAATAATTGCGGTATTGTCTGCGTTATACCGTCAATGAGTTTATTTAATAACTCAACCCCGGTATCTAATAGTTTAGGCAGCTCCGCAACAAGCGTATTAACAACGCTCATTATGATTTCGGGAATCATAGAAACAATTAACGGAATTGCTCTTACCATGCCGTCAACTAACGACATAATAAGTTTTATTCCTGCGTCGATGATTAACGGCAAATTGGTTGTAATAATTTCGATCGTGTCCGAAATAATCGTCGGCAATAACTCCAACAAATACGGTATTGTGTCCGTTATTCCCTGCACAAGTGACAAAATAATTTGCACCCCTGCATTGATAAATTGCGGAATCGCCGAAACAATGCTACCTACTAACTCGGGGATTATGTCGGTTACGGCTTTAACTACACTCGGTAAAACGTCCAAAACCGCCGAAATCATATCATTTACCGCATTTATAAGAATTGGTAACGTTTCAACCAAAAGGGGCGGAATTGTTTTAATGATTTCGGGTACAACCTTTTGTACTAACGCACTAACCATTTTACCCATGCCCATTATGATTTTTTGAACTCGGGGCAACATATTGTTTGCAACGGCAACTACACTATTAACGAAATTATCTATAAGCCCGTCAAAATCTGCCGTATCGCTTGCCATTCCCGTTAAAAGGTTTTGCCACGCTGCCGACATTTGTTTTGTTGAACCCTCGATTGTTCCCATTGCTTCGGCGGTTGTTGTTCCCGTAATACCGATATTGGTTTGTATAACGTGTATTCCCTCAATTATCTTGTCAAACGGAACGTCTTTTACGGTTTCCGCCGTAACCTTGACGGAATCACCCAAAACCCCCGAATCGTTAATCAAACGTGCCATTTCGGCTTGTGTACCGCCGTAACCTAATTTAAGGTTGTCAAGCATTTTGTAATTGTCTTTTGCGAACCCTTGATATGCGTTTTGTATCATCGTCATATCTGTACCCATTTTGTTCGCATTGTCCGACATATCAATAATTGCCATGTCGGCATATTCAACGGCTTTTTGGGTATCTCCACCTAAACCTTGTAAAAGGGTTGCACTAAAAGAGGTTGCCTGCTCCATGTACTCGTTGGCACTTACCCCGGCGGTTTTATAGGCTTCATTTGCATATTTGATTAACTGATCGGAACTTTCCCCGAATAGGGTTTCTACACCGCCGACAAGCTGCTCATACTGTGCGTAATTGTTGTAAGCCTGCTTACCAACATTGATAAGCGCACCGCCTAACGACTTTAAGCCGTTTACGGCTGCCGTGATTGCCTGCGCTCCTAAATTGGCAAGAACACCTTTCATGACGGTAAAACCGCCGTTTCCGGCTTGCTCTGCCTGCTTGCCTGCTTCTTCGGTTTCCTTGCCCAAATTATCAATAGCTTTCGCCGTGTTATTTACATCGGTTTGAGCATTGGCAATCTCTACACGCATTTTTTGCATGGACTTGCCGTTTTCTTCCTGCGCTCGGGTGGATTTCTGAACCTCATTTGCAAGGTTTGTAACCTTTGCTTTCTGATCTTGATATTCCTTTGAGGTTGTACCAACCGTTTTACCCAAACGGTCAAGCTCCGCTTTTTCTTTTTCGTAAGTGCTGACAAGTTGTTTGTGTTTCTGCGCTTGCTCTTCGTTTTCTTTCTGCAATTTGTCATATTGCGAAACCAACAAGGAAAGTTTATCTTTTTGGGTATCAAGAACCTTATTTAACGCTTCGGTTTGCGCTTTAACCGTCTTAATGGACTTGTCGTTACTGTCATAAGAGGAACTTGTCGCTTTCATTTCGGCGGTTACTGCCTTTAACTCCTGCGTAATCTGATTTAATGCTTTTCTATATTCACTTTCCCCGGTCAACTTGACCGCTCCACCAAAAGCCATTTTAACACCTCATTATGTTTCTATTTGAAACATTAAAGCCACTCTTCCTCTTGTTGCGACTTGATAAACGCTTCTTCATACGTCATATTGTTATGGAATAACTTCATTTCCATACTCCAATTATCTTTATAATGACCATACAACTTATTAAACATTTTAATTGTCAATCGCCCGGTTTCTTTAAAAGATAAATGCAATTTTACCCTCCCGATAAAATAAAACCACGAAAAATCTATTACGGGGTCGTATTCATCGGGAATTATGCGTTTTTTGCTTCACTCTTTGTGCTTTCAATAACGGTTTCGTTAAGTTTGGCGGTTGCTTCGGTAAGCCCTACATCGGTAATAAGCCGTCCGACCTGCTTTAAGGTTAAGGGCTTAATATCCGTTCCGTTTTCTTCGTTCTCAATATCTATGCCCTCATTGATCATTTCGGTAAATCCGAAAATAACCGCCTTTGCGTTCGGCTCTCCGGCTTTTCCGTCCGTCATTGCTCCCCACTTATCAAGTGACCCATACTCTTCTTGTATGCTCTCCATTACGTTTAAGTTAAATACAAGTGTATATTCTTTGTCTTTATATTGGATTTTCCCATTTATATCTTTCATTTAATTATTCCTCCAATATGCTTAATTACTGTGCGTTTGTATAAACGGCATAAAGTGTAACGCTTGCGGTTGGTGTATACGGGCTTGTAACGTTTGCGGTTTCTGCGTCGCTTGTTGTTGCCCAACCGCTAAACTGTTTACCCTCGGGCGCGGTAATTCCCGTTCCGTCATTCAATACAACGGAATTTCCCGCCGTAACGGTTGCGGAATCAACCGAACCCGTACCGCCGTTCACATTATAAGTAACGGTATAAGTGGTTGCGGGGGCTACCGTAAAGAAACTGTTTAAATATGTCTGCGCTTCGGTCATGGTGTCGAAAGTCTGCGTTTTGCTCCAATCTCCGTTTGCAAGCTGCGAAACCGTACCCTCTAAAGTGCTTGTGCCAAACTCCACGGATTCGCCCTTGGTGTTGTTTTCCTGCGACGGCTCGGAAAATTTAACCTTATGCAAGAACTCAACCTTGTATTTGTAAACACCGCCTACCATTTTCGTAATAACACGACCTAAACCGACATAGGGTGCGGTATCGTTGGCATTGCGTACCATTTCGCCCTCGGTTACGGTATGACCTAACAAGGTTGCCATTGTCTGCGTGTCCTCGTCGTCAATTCCTAAAGAAACCGTGCCACTCTGAAAAGAAGTATCACTTTCTGCGAGTGCGTCGTCTGCGTATAAACTTGCGGAATTGTTGGAAATAGAAACGGAACAAGAAATTGCCTTGCCGGGTTTCTGTGCTACACCGTAAGTGGGTGTGCCGTCGGGTGCTTCGGTAAGAGTACCGAATAAAAAGTTTTTCAATCCAATTTTAGCCATTGTTTTCTTCCTCCTTTAAGTATGCAAAACATAATGTTTTATGGTAATATCCCGTTTCGACCTCATAAAAATCTTGACTTGATCTTGACGGTTGCCATACAAAACCATTT